CATCTACACTGAGGTTGCAGAAGCTGTGGCCGACATTGTGTCTCGGGAAGCCGCCAACGGTGATGATCACGCCCACAAATGGGTTGGCCGGATCGACCGCAAGGTCGTGAAGCGAGCTGTCATGACCACCCCCTATGGGGTCACAGCTCGGGGGATTAGCGATCAGTTGATCAACGACGGTCACACCAAAGGCATGACAGGTCAGGGCGGTGCAGCAGTGTTTCTGCGAAACCAGATCCTTGAGGCTCTTGATCAGACTGTCGTGTCCGCGAAACAGATCATGGGATGGATCCAAGAATGTGCCGCCGAGCTGGGACGTAATGGCCTTCCGTTGGTCTGGACCACCCCGGCGGGTAACAAGGTGGCTCAGGGATACTATGAGCTGAACATGAAGCGCATTACGACGCTCTATGGGAAGCTCGGGGTCTACGAGGAAAACCGGGATGGCGGGATCGAGGTCAGGAAACAGACCTTGGCCAGCGCCCCGAATGTGATCCACTCCTACGATGCCGCGCATCTGACCCTGACGGTGATCGAGATGGCCAAACGCATACCGGATGTGTCCTTTTCGATGGTTCATGACAGCTTCGGAACGCACGCCTGTGATGTCCATGTGATGAACGAGACGTTAAGGGACACATTCGCCCAGATATATTCCGCAAACCAGATGGAGCATCTGTATCAGGAATGGGCCGATCTCATGTCCCGCGAGGGGATTGATGTGACCATCCCGCACTGGTCTGAACATGTCGAGCTGGGCGATTTCGATCCCAGAGAATGTCTCCAGTCCGAGTTCTTTTTTTCGTGACTACAGTAAATCCCAAACTTGGAGATTCAAACATGAACAGCAAAACGATCTGGGAACGGCTGAATGGCGAGGAAAAGGCCCTTGTTTTCACGATGGAAGTCTACCGGGCGCGGGGCATTCCTCTGCCCGTCGACGTCATGGACAGGGCCAGTGAACTTAACCTGTTGGTTCTGAAGGAGGACACCAAATGATCGGACTGACCATCCGCGCTAACGCGGCGCGTTCCCGGCGTGGGTTCCGTCGACTCTTGGTCCTCTTGGCCTTGTGTTTGATCGGTATTGTCACCGCTCATTCAGCAGCTCCTTGCATTGCTTGTTGTGCGGCCTGCTGGCCGACTTGTTCTCCTGCGCCTGCAGCAGCGCCGCCAGCGCCTTGTGCCGCAGCTTGTTCCATTGCACGACGCTGTCGTTCTTCCTGAACCTCTTGTTCCGTCCGCACGGCGGCGGGCAGGTCCAGAGACGTCAGCAGCTTCGCCAACAGCGTCCCCCAGTCGACACGCTCAAGAGCGTCTTCGGGAAGACCCTGTAGCATCTGAGTGGCCTGTGAGATGGACTCGACAGTCTTTCCGCGTCCCAGAGCTTCCAGTCCCGTATTGATGAAAGGCTCGATGCTCTGCTCTGGCCAGTCTGGTAGCTTTTCCTGGGCCTGCATTTGCATCAACAGACGACGGACGCGCCATAGCGACATGTCGACCGAGAGTGTCGAGAAGACGCCACCCAAGACATTGTCGATCTCCTGCGCGGCCATACGGACCTCTGTCGCGGTCACACGCTCGGCATTGCGGGTGTTGCTGGCCGTGAGAAGGAACGCCTGACTAAGCTGCTGTACCAGCGTCTCAAACGCCTGCTGAACAATCTGCAGACCGTTGACGTTCTGGAAGCTCTGTAGCTCGACGTCCTCGGGATTACCAATCAGGTACTCCCCGTTCCGCGCCTTGGAGTGGCGACGCATCAGATTCAGGCCACCGGCTGCAACCGTATCGTCCCATGTCTCGAACCGGGTGGCGTCATCATTGATTGGGCGATTGTAGGTTCGGCGGGTGACAACGTCTGCTCGATCAGAGACGTTCTGTTTCGCAATCTGATTCAGGTCCATGTATTCCTCGTTGTAACTTGGTTTCACTGGTCGAGCAGATCCATCAAATGGGGTTTCTGGTAGTTCGGACCCTTCAAGATCTTTCCGGTCTCTGGATCACGCAGAGGCTCGCCCGTCACCGGGTCGCACTTGCTCATGTTCGACGCATGAACCCGCTCCACGGCTTCTGTAAGGATTGCATCGATAGGGACAAGACAGCTGCTCAAGACGTCCCGTGCCACGGTCAGAAGCTCGGCTGACTTCTGTGCAGCTTCTGTAGCCCTCTTCATCACACGGTCGCTCATGACGTCACGATGCGGCTCCGTCAGGTAGGCCCCGTAACCAACGTAGATCACGTCGGCCATCTCTTTCAGTACATGAGCATCTGCCTCAGTAGATGGAAGCTCGGCCCACTCTTCCAGAGCCTCTTCCAGCTCTGCGGCTTCTTCTTCGACCAGATGGACCCAGAAATCGAAATCCAAAGGCGGCTCGAAGGTCCGGATGAATTCAGCAGTCAGTTCAAGTTTTTCGTCAGCCATTACAGTCGTTCTCCGCGTTTGTGCATTTCGATCAGGTCTTCGATGAAGAATTTCATCTTGTTCAGGTCATAGAGGATGTCGGCCCCTTCCTTTTCTCCGAGTCGGTAACATGCCTTGAAGATATCCCCACGGGACTTGCTCATGTCCTTGTGGGAGATCAGATGCCGTAGCTCGGTGGCGTGGTCAGGCAGGCGATAGTAGGACGTGGAGCCGCCGTCGCTTTGGACCTTCTGACTATCGTCAGGTCTGGTCACATCTTTGGAACCGAGGAACCTAAAAAAATTCTGACACTCCAGCGCATTCCCCTGTTTACTACACGGCCATTTCTTAATCTCTTTACAGAACTCACACGTCCGCTGTTCCGGTAACATCATCCCCACGGTCTTCCTTCATTTCGTCCATGATTTGATCCAGACTCACCCATTCGGGATTTCTCGGGTGCCATAGGCGTATATGGCTACCTTCCTCGTCGTAGTCCTCTGTTCGGAGGATAAACAAGCACGCCCTCAGGCAGTGCGATGGGACGGTTCTTTGCGTTTGCCATAGCTTCCTCAGCTGTTTTCGATGGATTTGCGGATGATCTGACGGATGATGCGCTGCTTACGCCGATCCTCGGCTCGGTCACCCGTTGCGAGAGAGATGACCTCACCATCTGCTGTGGTGACGTCGTAACCCCGGAATATGATCAGGCGATGATCCGCAAGGCGCGGGAAGCCCGTGGGGAACCCACCGACGATCAAACATCCGCGCCAAAAGATGATGAAGGGACACCAGACCCCGGTCCTGATATCCCGGACAAGTTCAAGAACGAAGACGGCACCGTTAATGTCGATGCCCTTGCTCAGAGCTACCGTGAGCTTGAGTCTCGTATGTCCGACAAGGACAGCCAGCAGCAACAGCAAGCGGCACAGCAGACCGATGAAGACACCAAGACCATGGCCGAAAAGGCCGGTCTCGATTTCGAAGACCTGAAATCCAAGGTCCAGACCAATGGCGAAATCGACGAGTCCGACTATGAGGCTTTCGAGAAGATCGGGGTGCCCCGGAATCTGGTGGAAGAGGTCATTCAGTTCCGTCAGCAGCAAGCCGAGCAAATCCGGTCGCAAGCTCTGGACTACATCGGCGGTGAGGAGGAAGCCACCAGCCTGATGAAATGGGCAGGTGAGAACCTGACCCAGCCCGAGATTGACACCTACAACGAGATGCTGAACAGCACGGACTGGAAGGCAGCCATTGACCGTCTCAAGTCTCTTCAGGGGCTGTCGTCCAAGACGGCAGGCGAACCCAAGCTGACGCAGCCAGGCGAACAAAACGTCAGCAATACTGACGGATTTGCCACCCGCGAGGACATGCGTGCAGCATTGGCCGATCCTCGTTACTCGCAGCAGACACCCGAGGGCGAACGCTATCGCCAAGAGGTCATGCGGAAAGTTGCGAATTCTCCGAAGGAAGTGCGCAAGCCTTCCGGTTAAGCGGAGAGCGGCAGGCGACTGCCGAAAAAGTGTCGTCGTTGCGCCATGCGCCACGCCGGGAGACGAAACGTCCCGGCACTTTCTATTCTGATGTGGATGTGGCGGCGTAGGATCACGGTCACAGGTCGCTCCTGTGGCGAGGTCGGGGGCCATTTATTGGGCTATAACCTTGGGAACCCGTGCGTCGAAATGGTTTTCTAGAGACCGATCCATGTTCACATCAGAATAGAAAAGTCAGCATAGCTGACGTATTCGAGAACCTGTTGCCAGCGGGTTCTTCGGTGATTGCATCCGTGTCCCTGACCAAAGGCGTGGCAACCGGAGGTCGGACTGAGCAATTCCCGCTGAAATCATTCAGTATTCGCGGCCCGTTACGACGGACAACCGCTGAGGAACGATGTGAGTACGGAAACAGAAACTCATAGAAAAACAACAAAAAGGGACATAAGAATCAATGTCTGTTTCTGACGTTGTGTCGAATCCTGTGGTCTTTGGTAAAGGCCAGACTGCAGGCGACACGCTTGAACAACAGCGAGAGCTGTTTCTGGACATATTCGGTGGTGAGGTTATCACCGCGTTTGATCTTGCAACCATCACCGCTGACAAAGTCCAGACCCGCACCCTGACCGGGGGTATGCGCTCGGCACGATTCCCGAAAACGTGGAAAGCCACGGCTGAATACCACCAGCGTGGTAAAGAGCTGCTGGGCACCGAGATCGAGACCGGCGAAATCACCATCACTCCTGATGAGCTGCTGGTGGCGCACGTCGCGATCTACGATCTGGACGACATGCTGAGTCACTTCGACGTCCGCAGCCAGTTCTCGACTGAGCTGGGCCGCGCACTCGCCCGTGTCTATGACAAGAACAACTTCCGTCAGATGATCCTGTCGGCCCGTATGACGCAGCCCGGTCCTTTCCCGGACGGGAACGTGATTGAGGACTCGGCTCTGGCTGCTGATGGCGATGGTAAGTTTGATGGTCATGCGTGGATTGACGCGATCCGCGAGATGAACAAGAAGCTACATGAGAAGGACGTGCCTGAAAGCATGTCCCGTCATATGGCCATGACGTGGGACATCTTTGATGCCATCAAGTTCTCGAAGGACGCGAATGGTAATTTCCTGGTCCTGAACCAGTTTGTTCAAGGCATTCCGGCAAGCGGTGGTCTGGCCCAGCGTGAAGAGACGCTGCAGATCGATGGTGTGACCATCTACAAGACCCGCAACCTGCCGACCACGAGCGAGATCAATGATGACGCCGTCTACAGCAAATACCGGGCTGACTACAGCACCACGAAAGCTGTGGCATGGACTCCGATGACTGTGGCCAACGTCAAGATGCGCGACATCACGCTGGAACAGACCCGTGATGTTCGTCGTCAGGAGGACTTCATGGTCAGCTCGATGCTGGCAGGGCACGGCACACTGCGGCCTGAGACCGCGACCGAGTTCCGTGTCGGCGGGTTTGCGACATCGTAAGTCATCCGAGGAAAAGCTGACGTAAGATCAGTAGAACCTATAAATCCACCTTCAAGGCGGGTCCATCCTTCGGGATGGCCCGTCTTTTTTTTCGGAAATTCAGGAGAGACTATGCTGACCAAGCTGGATGCTGTCAACAAATGTCTTCGGGCCATTGGGGAAGAGCGCCTGAATTCACTTGATAGCGGAGTTCCCGACGCAAGTGCCGCTGAGGCCATCATCGACGAGGTCACGACGGAAGTCCTTAGCTTGGGATGGTCTGATAATACCGAACAGGGCGTGACACTGAACCCCGGACCCAACAAAAAGATAGTGGTGTCTGATAAAACCCTGAAAGTAACAGGCCAGCGGCAAGATTATTACCGTCGGCTCACAATTCGTCGGCCTCAGGTCGAAGGGCCTCACTATTTATTTGACCTTGCGACGAACACCGACACCTTCAAACGCCCTATAACAGTCAATGTCGTACGGCACTTTGAATTCGAGTCTCTGCCGAACGAATTCAAGAATTACATCGCGAACAGGTCGGCTCGTATTTTTCAAGAGACGTCTATGGGAAGCCAAGCACTGGATGTCTTTACCGCTCGTCAAGAGGCCGAGGCATGGGCACGTCTTCTCGATCATGAAGCCGAGACGTCTGGCCTGAACGCTCTGCATGACAGCCCGACGATGGCACACATGACGTATCGGAACCAACCAATCGGATGGAGGTAAAGTGGGACAGCTTCAAGAACAGACGATCCCGAGCCTTTTCCAAGGGATTAGCCGTCAGCCTGCAACAATCCGATTTCCGGGACAGGTAGAAGATGCTGAGAATGTTATCTTCGAGGTCGAAACTGGTGGTTTCTCGAAGCGACCCGGAACGGAATTCATCGGGTCTCTGGGGTCCGTCGCGGGGGACATCGTAGATCCGGAGTTTAAGCCTATCAGCTTCCGAATCATTAAAGTGGGTGGAAAGAACTATTCCGTCCGTCATCTGGAAGGTCAACTGTCAATTCATGACATTGAGACTATGCAGGAGATGGCCCTAGAGTTCGAACATGAAGAGGACGCAGACATCATCAACCGAGATCCTTCCGATCTCGTGTTCATGAATGTCCTCGACACGACCTTTGTTCTGGACAAGACACAGGTCGTGGAGATGACGGATCCCTTCGAGGTCCAAGAGAACTGGGTTTACGGGGCAGCGCAGCTGACCAATAGTGGTGTTGAAGATACCTACAGCTTCACGATCAAGACTGAATCTGGTGAGAAATACACCAAGTCTGTCAACGTGAATGATGTTGAAAGAGGCACCCGAGACATTATCGGAATGCTGCGGAATACCTCATGGAGTGATGATGGTGCCCCACCTAGTGAATTCACGGTCTGGTTCGAAGGCTCTTTCATTTACGTCCGCAGAGAAGGCGGTGAGTCATTCTCTATCGAGACGGATGACCCTTTCGGGTCGTCGGCTTGGAGAACGGCTGTGTCTCGGACAGACAGCGTGGAACGGCTTCCTGCCAAGGCATGGAACGGCCATCGCGTGGAAATTCGGGCACCCCAAGAGGAAGAAGGCTACTGGCTAAAGTTTTCGACAGACTCTGGCGAAGGACGCGGAGGCGGTTTCTGGGACGAG